ACGGCGGGGCGGTGAAGGTGGCGCCGACCGACTTAACTGGAGAAAAAAGCTATGACGTATTTAACGCCGAACCAGACGCGCTTAAAAAATGGCTCGGCGGATTTGCCAGCGCCATCGCAACCTCAGTTAACGCCCCATCAACAGGCGGCGCTGGGCATCCAGATGGCGCGAGCAAGATTGAGACAACTAAAAGCCATGAGGACTCTGACGTGTGAGGCCGTGACGCTATTTGCGGCGTTGCACATCGTTGACGACGACGGGATACCCATTTCTCCCGCGCCTCACCACATGTTGTGGGTAAGGCTGCTGTGCGATGAACGCATAAAAAAGCTACTCATCATCGCGCCGCCGGAGAGCGCAAAAACGACGTGGGTATTATCGGCATACGTCGGGTGCTACATCAGTTTTTACCCGGAAAGAAATGTAATTATTGGTTCGGTGTCTGGGTCGGTCGCAGAAAAGAGAAGCGTAAGTATTCGCGCAATGATAGAAAGCGCCGCGTGGCGTGGCGCGTTTCCAGATATTCAGCAGGCGCAAGGCATGGCGTGGACTACAACCGAGTGGAGCATTGCGCCAGACGGAAAGCCGTTTGCCGGAAGACTGCATCCCACCATTTCGGCGTATGGAACGGGAGGCAGTGTCATCGGCGGCCGTGCCGATTTGATTGTTCCCGACGATCTGCTTGATTTTGACAATACGCGCACGGCGCATCAGCGCAATCTTGTTGCGCAGTGGTTTCAAAATTCGCTGCTCAGTCGTCTCAAAAGCAAAACTGGGCGATTGGCGATGGTTGGCACGACATGGCATCACGACGATTTGATAGCGCGTGTCAGAAAAGAGCCGGGCTGGGTTGTTTGCCATACGCCCTTGCTTGGAGAGGGCGCAGATTTTTACGCCAATTTATTTTATCCAGATGACTGGAAATACGAAAAGCTCGGAGAGCCAGTGGCGCAGGCGGAGGTGTTTTCGTGAGCGCCCAAACTCGCTTTCTGGTTCACTCCAACGGCCCTGCGTTGTGGCCGGAGCATAAGCCGTTGCGCGAAATTCTTGATCTCAAAGGTTCAACCATGTCGCAGGTGTGGAATGCCACATATCAAGGCGTGCCTACTGCACCGGAGGGGACGGTGTTCAAGCGCGAATGGTGGCGTCACACGAGATATGACGCGACTGACCCGCGCCATGTCAGCTTATGTGTAGCGAGATGGGCAAGCTGGGACACGGCCCTGAAGGACGAGGAAAACAACGCCTACAGCGCAGATGTGATTGGTGAGCTAATGCCGGACTACCGCCTATTTATTCGTCACGTGTGGAGAGATCGTCTTCAGTTTCCAGAGCTTCCCCCGACAATATCGGCGGTGGCCCGGCAATACAACAGTGACGGCAAGCTGCGCGGCGTTCTGATTGAAGACAAGGCCAGCGGAACAAGCGCGTATCAAACACTTGTCGCGTCTGCTGAGGACTGGCTAAAGCCCCTGCTCGTTCCATTCCAGCCCAGTGGGGACAAGGAAACTCGCGCGCAGCAGGCGGCGGTGTGGTGCGCAAACGGCAGCGTATGGCTTCCGTATCCGGGCGAGCAGGCGCGCTGGCTGGTTGACTTTGAAGATGAGTTGTTTAATTTCCCCGGCAGTGTCTACAAAGACCAGGTTGACGCGTTTTCGCAACTGGTTTTGTTTACAGAGAACTTGTTGGCCGCGGGATGGCAGGCGCGAAAAGCCGCGCAAGGAGAAATGCAGGAATGAACGTAATAAGCCGAGTTTTTGCCGCGGCGCGCAATTGGATTACCCCCCAAAATCGCAACTTGGCGGCTCAGAGAGTTGCAGGTAAAAGGTTGGCGGCCAGCGATGGCCCGCGTGGTTATTTTGACTTGCTCAAAAGCTACTACCTAAACAATGGCCTGTATGACGATCTTGTTCTAGCCGCGCGCGGTGTTGGCGCATCGCGTGAGGCAATGAAGCCGCTGCGCAATCCAGCGATGCGGGCCGTCGAGGTATACGCCTCAACGCTGTGGCCGGGGACGATAGATTCAGCGTTTGAAATTGAAGCAGAAAATGGGGCGATTATTCGTCCAATTGAACAGGTATGGGGGTGGTCAAATTGGAATGGCGGGAAACAAGTCGCCGCGCGGTGGGCCGCGATGTACGGGAATTGGTTTTGCAAGGTAAGCCAGAAGCCTGACGGACGACCCTATTTACAAAACATTGAACCGCAGGAAATAACAGACTTTGAGGTAGATGAGCGTGGTTACATCACTGCGCTTCGCCGAGACACGCCGCTGGTGGAATATCTCGGCGAGGTCCCTGTTCAGAAAACACGCACTGAATACTGGAGCAAATCCGCAGATGGCGGCGATGGCGTGTATGCCGTGTGGGCGCACGACAAAGGAGATGCGCCCCTGCGTAATCTGGGCGTGCCCGATGCTAAACGCGCGTTGGCTGATTTTGGGATTGATTTTGTTCCATTTGTTCACGCCAAATTACGAGACATTGGAGAGCAGTACGGAGCAGGCGTTTATTCGCTTGCGCTGGACAAAATTGATGAGGCCAACCGCATGGCTACGCGCCTGCATCAAATGCTGTTCAGGCACAACAAGTCAACCTGGGCACTGGAAGCCAACTCGGTTGACGCGCTGACGGGCCGACCGCTGGCCCCGGTCAGCGTAGGCGGAATCGCGGCCACAAAAGAAACGCCGGGGCAACTTACTCTTGGAGACGAGGTTTTACTGTCCCTTCCCGGAAATTCAAGGCTCACCTCGATTGTTCCGCAACTTGCGTGGCGGGAGGCCCTTGATATTCTAAATGCGCAGATTTCCGAAATAGAGCGTGACGTGCCGGAGCTGGCGTATACCTCGTTGCGAGAGGCAAAGGGCGAGCTGAGTGGTCGCGCGGCCCGCTTGCTTTTGACGGATGCTTTTGCCAGAATCTACGAAGCGCGCGGGAATATGCAGGACGCCCTGGCCCGCGCCAACATGATGGCGCTTACGATGGGCGCAAATGCAGAGCTGGATGGATTTACCGGAATAGGCTCGTTTGATGACGGAAGCTTTGACCATTCATTTAAGGCCAAGCCAATTATTCCGCCGGACGAGACCGAGATTCTGGACAACGCAATTTCCAAGCAAACTCTAGGCGTTGGACATCATCAAAACCTCCGGGAGATTGGATATTCTGATTTGGAGATTGACGCGTGGGCCGAAGAGGACGCGGCCACAAATCAGGATGCGGCGGACAAGCTGCTCACGGCTTTGGAGAGAAGAAATGGACAGCAACAATAAAACCATTGTGCGCGTCAAATCAAAGGTCCTGGGCGGGCTTTTGTTTGAGTTTGACCAGGCGACGGGGACCCTTTGTATTGTCAAACGCGGCATGGTTCACAAGGTGACGCTGGCCGAACTAAATTCGGCGAGCGGCGCTCTGGTTGTTTATCCGCATCAGGTCGAGCCTCGGAATAAACAAAACCCATGAGAACATTGCAAGGCATTCACGATGAATACATGGCGGCTCTTGAGCGAAGAGAGGAAGCCGCCATCAATCGCCTTGTGCGAGAGTATGGCGAGATATGGAAGCGTCTGCTGGTTGCGCTCAATGCTAATATGCAGCGTTACGAGCGCGAGAGAGTCGCTGGTATTGAATCAACGCCCAATATTTTATTTCAAGACCGACGTTTGCGCGCTTTACTGGATCAGGTGGAAGAAGAAATAGGAGCATGGGCAAAAGGCGGCGCCAGCGCGGCTGAAGAGTTGCAGGCTATTTCCGCTGAAGTCGGCTTAAATGAGAGCGAGGAGGCGATGCGCGCCGCGTTTGATGTCCAGCTTTCGGGACTTAAAAACCCGGCGCTGCGCAAATCAATTCAGGAATTTATATCTATCACAACGCTTGCCAAGGATGCCTTGCAAGACCAGATTGGATATTTGGGGAACGGCTCCCCGCTGTCGAATTTATTTGACAAAATCGGCCCGCAAATTCGGAAAAAGTGGCAGGACCTGCTTTTGCAGGCGCTTGTGCGCGGATGGTCACCGAAGCGTGTGGCGGAACTGGCGCGCAAAAACACCGGGATGGGACTGGCTCGCGGGCTAACCATTGCCAGAACTGAGATGCTGCGCGTGTATCGAACGGCGCACCATCGCAATTTCAGAAACAACAGCCACGTGATAGGCGGCTGGATATGGATGAGCGCCTGCGACCTGCGCACGTGCGCGGCCTGCTGGGCCATGCACGGCACGATTCATCCCCTTGAGGAAAAGCTGGACGATCACCCGAATGGTCGTTGCGCCCCAGCGCCGGTGACGCGGTCGTGGGAGGAAATACTCGGAGAGCGCGGGCGCGGTCTGGCCGATACCAGGCCAAAAATAAAAACGGGAGAGGAGAGATTTTTGGCGTTGCCGGAAGCTAGTCAGCGCGCGATTCTGGGCAAAAAGGCGTTTGGGCTGTATCAATCTGGCGCGGTGAAGCTGAGCGATTTTGCGGGGTTTAGGCACGATGCGGAATGGGGAAGATCGCTATATGAGAGAAGCGCTAAAGAGATTGTCGGTTGACGCGCAGAAATTTTGTTCTATAATCATCAGCTGAATACACGCGAAAGCGTGACAAAGAGCGCATAGGCGCATTTAGCGCATGGGCGCCGAGTTTCATCGGAAGGTGAAGCTCGGCGCTTTTTGTTTTTCACACGTGGGACGCGGCACGGTTCAACGCGGAAGCGAGTTACCGATATGGCAGACAAAGGCAAAGATGACAAGTCACAAGAGCAACCAGATGAAGGCACGGCAACGCCTCCGGGAAAAACGGCGGATCAGCCTAAGGACGACAAGCCAAAGGCCGAAAAAACCTTCACCCAAAAGGAAGTGGACGCCATTGTGACGGAGCGGCTGGAGCGCGAAAAGGACAAGGCAACCAAGGCCGCTGAAAGGGCGCGGGCCGAAGCCGCAGAAGAGGCTTTGACTAAAAACCAGGAGTGGAAGGAACTGGCCGAGAAGCGCGAGCTTCGAATCAAGGAACTTGAGCCGCTGGCCGAAAAGCTGGCCGCAGCGGAAAAAGACCTCAGGGCTCACGCTGACGCGCTTGGCGCTCAGCTCAAGACGCAGAAAGAGGGCATTCCGGCGCATATTCTTTCCTTGATTGAGAAGCAGTCAATTCTGGAACAGCTGATCTATCTTTCCGAGAATCGCGCGGCGCTCGTGATGGGCGAAAAAAAGAAGCCCGACCCAGTCCCTGAATCGCCGCGCGGCGATAGCCTCAAGGCCGTATCGGATGCAGAAAAGGAACAGGTTCGCCGCGAATTCGCGGGAACCGTTAAGGGCATGTTTTAAGGAGAAAAATGGCGAATTTGAGTGTTACTGACATTCGTCCAGTGGAGGTTAAAAAGCAGTTTACTGCGCCGGCTGGTGTCGCCATCAGCAAGGGCCAGATGGTGCGTTTTGACACCTCGTCTGGAAAGATCGTTTTATCGAATGCGGCCAGTGCTGCCAACGCCCGCGTTCGCGGAATTGCCCTGCAAACCGCAATCGCCGGGCAAACGACAACCGTCGTTCAAAAAGGCATCGTTGATGTGGGAAATGCGCTGGGAGCGTTGTCATACGACCAAGATGTGTATTTGAGCAACACGGACGGCACGCTCGCTGATGCCGCCGGGACAACCTCGAAGGTCGCGGGAATCGTCGTGCCGGGCTACAGCTCGGAGACCCCGGACAAATTGCTGTGGATTGACTTGTAATTCACGGCTTAAAGGAGAACAAACATGCCAAACAATCAGGTGGCATACGGCTTTCAATCGCTGGCCGATGTGATGAGCAAGCGCGCGGCAGAAGTTGGCGCGCCTGTCATCAACAAAGCGATTACCGACACACTTTCAGAATACAACCGGGTCACTGATGGGTTGATGTCTTTGCTGGTTGAAAAAACAACTGAAGCCAAAGCGACCTATGCGCTGCCCGGCTCTGGCACCCTGCAACCGCTTGACGAGTGGGGCAACCCACTGCCGGTAAAAGGCGCTGGCACATACGATGTGGCCTGGCCCATACAGGGCGGCGGCACTGCCTGGGGTAACAACCGCGTCAGCCGCGCCATGTCCACTGTTGCCGATGAAAACGACAACATGATGGAGGCCATGCGCAAGGATGCAGACTGGATGCGCCGCCATGCGATGGCCGCCCTTTTTAGCAACGCGGCCTACAACTTCAATGATGCGAAGCTGGGCACCCTCAGCATTGTTCCTCTGGCCAATGGTGATGCGCAGAAATACGTCATCGGCGGCGGGAGCAGCGTCACAGACACGCACTTTTACGCCCAGAGCGCCGCAATCGCAGATGGCGCAAATCCGTTCCCAGCCATCAAAACAGAGTTGACCGAGCATCTGGGCAATGGTACCCGGCTTGTGGTGTTTTTGCCGACAAACCTTGTCACCTCCGTCACCGGCCTGACCGAGTTTGTGGATGTCAACAACCCCGACGTGATCTCTGGCAGCGGGGACACGCTGCGCTCCGATGGTTCGCAGTTTCGCTTCATGGGCGATGAGGTGCTTGGTCATCTGAAGGGCAGCCGCATTTGGGTGACAGAGTGGCGCGGCCTTCCTGACAACTACGGATTTGCCCTGGCTGTTGACGCGCCAAAGGCGCTGAAGATGCGCGAGTATCCAGCCGCGGCGTTGCAGGGATTGTTCCCGGAATTTCATTCCGAAGACGGAAACACGCAGGTCAAGCGCATGATCCGCTACGCGGGGTTTGGCGTAAACAACCGCGTAGCTGCCGTTCCGTTTTTGATTGGCAGTGCCACGTATACGCCGCCGACGGCACTCACCGCCCCGCTTGGCATCTAAACATGACAAAAACTATTCTTGCCGCCCGCCAATCTGCCGCGCAGGAGCGCCTGCTCAAGGCCGCGAGCGATTTGGCTGAACGTTTTGAGACACTGACTGAGAAGGTTGAAGTTCTTAAAACGGTTCAGTCCAAAGACGTGGAGGTTTTGGGACTCATGCAAAGAGAGGCGGTGGCTGACATTTTGGAGACACTGGCGAAAACAACCGAACCAAAATCCAAAACCACAAAGAAGGGGTAATCATGGCGGTGACAGCGGATATTGACACCAACATCGGAAAGGTGCGCTTTGAAATAGGCGACAGCTCAATTGGGCAGGGAGTGCTGCCCGGCGGCGCCAACTTTGACGATAGCGAGGTGCAATACGCGCTGACGCAGTCGGGTGAAAACGTTAAGCCGGCCGCCGCAATTCTTGCGGGAATTGCGGCGGCAAGATGGGCGAGCCAGCCTCAATCTTTCAGCGTTGATGGGCTGAGCCTCAATCGCGGCGATGCCGCCGCGCGCTTCAGGGAGATGGCCGCGCGGCTGACAGACAGCGAAGCCGCGATTGCAAGTGGCGTGGCGATGGTGACGGGGATTTCGTATGGCATTGACCCATACGCTTCCAGTGCTCTGACGGAATGGATATGACCAACGGAATTGCTGGCGCGGCCTTTTCTCTCGACGCAACCGTGCTTAACGCTCTTGCGGGAGGGCTTGAGGAGGATGCCGATGCGGTCGTGCTAAAAGTTGCCCATGACATTGAACTGGCCGCCCAGGAGAGCTTTACCGGGCAGAAGTCCGGGAGGTTTTATGGGGCGCATCAGGCCAGCGCGCCGGGCGAGGCCCCGGCGGTGGATACGGGCGATCTTCGCAACTCCATCGGCGTGAGCCAAAGACAAAAATGCGAGGCGTTTGTAACCGCAAGCGCGGAACACGCTCCGTATCTCGAATTTGGCACGCGATTTATGGCTCCGCGTCCGTTCTTATCCGTTGCCGTTGATTCACAGCGTCAAGCATTCGAGGACGCGGTGAGGGTATTGTTCAATGTTGGATGACGCAACTCTTTCAACCATGCGCGCGGCGCAGGCCGCCACCTTTGCCGAAACGTGCGACGTAAAGCGACTTGTCCGCGCCCCGGACGGGATGGGCGGGTCGCTTGAAGCGTGGAGCGTTCACATGGCCTCCGAGCCGTGCCGGTTTGCCCCAGCGGGGCAGTTGCAGCGTGGATCGGACGGGGTTGTGCGTTCGGTGACGGAAACCATCATCACGATGCGCTGGGACGCCGATGTTAAGTTGTCAGACCGCATTGTTTACAACGCGGCAGAGTATTCCATCACGGGATTCAAGGATCACACGTGGAATACGGCCAAGCGGTGCGTGGTGCAGGCGATATGAACGAGATGCAGATCGGCGATGCCTGGATTTATGCGCGGCTGGCCGCCTCGCCTGAGTTGCAGACGCTGTGCGGCGGACGCATTTACCGCGATCTTGCGCCGGAAGATGCCATCGAGCCGCTGGTGGTGTATTCCGCGCCGCCGGGGCAGGATGTCACATTTAACGGCGCGGCGCGGCTGCAGGTCAACGTGGATTACACAGTCAAGGCCATCACGCGCGGCGAATCGTTCGTGGTCGCGTATCAGGCGGCGGGCGCGATTGACGCAGCACTGCACGGCGCAATGGGAGAGCAGGACGGGCGACAGGTGGCCGCGTATCGCACCAGCCCAGTCGGCTACACGACGTTGGAAAAGGACACGAGATTCAATCACGCGGGTGGGGTGTATCGCCTCAATATCGCGGGGAGTTAAAACATGGCAAATGCAGCCGTTTATTACGGTTTTCAAATCGGAAAAGAGACAACGCCCGGCACGGGCGTGACCGCCGCCAAACAAATCACGGGGATGACGATTGCGCCAGCGGCGGCGACCGAGACAAAGCCCTTTCGTCCGGGTGGCAACAAATACAACACCACCGGCGGCGTGAACAAGGCATGGGGGATTGCGTCTTTGTCCGGGCAGTTGAATTTGGCTGAGGTGATTTATCCGCTGTGCGGCCTCATCAAAAACGCCGCGCCAACCGGGGCTGGGCCATACACGTGGGTGTTCACCTCCAACCCCAACAGCGCGGATTCCATCGCCCAATACACGGTGCAGGCTGGATCAACCGGGTTTCCCGTGTTCAAGATGGCGGGGGCGACATTCAGCGACTGGGTTTTGAGCGCAGACAACAGCGGGGCGAACTTTACGGCCAAAATGTTTGGGCAAAAGCCCGCCGCCGCCGAGCTGTGGACACCCTCCGGCACGATGGATACGGTGAGCGCCACACTGCCCATCGTGGGCGTGTATCGCCCGCATCAAACCCTCAAAATCGCCACGACTTACGCCGGGCTGGCAGGCGCAACGGCCACGCCGTTTGCGTCCTTCAAATTTGGCATCGAAGGAAAGATCAAGCCGGTGTGGATGAGCAATGGCGCGAGTAATTACACCGACACGGTGGAGGACGCGCCAAAGGTTTCGCCGGGGATGACGTTGGAGCTGTCCAACACCAACGCGGCCTATTACGCCAACGCCCGCAACGGCGATGTTCTGTTTATGCGCTATGCGGCGGTGGTTGGCACCGCCTCCATCACGATTGATTGCGCCGGGTATATTTCTGGAACGCCAGAGCCGAAGTCGCAGGACGGCGTGATGGCGATGGACTTGTCGTTTGAGGGAATCGCTGACAGCAACATGAACTACGCGCCATACAAGATCACGGTGGTGAATGGCGTGGCCGCGCTGTAAGGAGAAAAATGCCCAGAACAAAAACGCCCGCCATCAAGACCGAATCTCTGGCGCAAAAGCTGGAGAAACTGAAGGCCGCCGCTCAGGCCATCCATGATGAACGCTACCGCCAAAACGAGGCGTGGAACACGCGGCTTGCTGACATCAACGGACAAATTGTAGAGCTGGAAGGTCGCATCCGCAACGAGGAGGCCACCGGTGGAGCTTAGAGAGTTGCTGGGGAACTCGCGCGCCATCAAGCTGTTTGACGGCGCGCTTTCCGTGACCTACAAGCCCGGCGCGGTAACGCTGGCCGAGCTTGGAAAGTTAAGCAACGCCCAGTTTTTGGCGCGGGTGGTGATCAGTTGGGATTTGACGCTTGACGACGTCCCGCTGGAAACAACTGAGCAGGCGATAAACGCCGCGCCCGTTGGGACGGCTGGGGTGATCTCCGAGATTGCCGCGGAGATTTACGAAGATATGGCGACGTTCCCAAAAGCGAAGTTGAAGCCGATGCCCGCTGGTATATCAACAACAGGCACAGAGGCGGCGGTGACGAGCGGGTAAGCGGGCCACCCTCGTTTGGTGAATTGCTCGCGCTGTGCGAGAGGTTTCATCTCCCGCCGGAGTGGTGGTTAGAGCACTCGCCGGTGTGGATAGCGGAGGCGCGAAAACAAATTATGACAAGCGCACGGGTTTCTGAAATGATAAACGC